TTCACGGACAAACTCGAGTGGCCGAAGTTCCTTAAACGTCAAACAGACTGGTTCAGTTCGGAGGACACATGAAGATCATCGACAACGAAAGCCCAGCAGGTGCGTGGAAGGATGAGCTCGCCGCTGCACCTTGGGCGTACGGACAACGTCAGGACACGGGCGTCAGAAACGCACTCGCCAAGATACGGCAGGTGGGTCTATGGACAGAGGCTGCGTTGCTTGAGCAGCGGATCGCCGCACTCGAAGCGGAGATCGAGAGGGCGATCAAGTGAGCGCAAGCCAGCGAAGGAAAGGAGCGGCGGGCGAGCGAGAGTTAGCAGCGATGCTATCCGAAGAGCTCGGCTGGGTCGTGAGCAGGAACCTTGGACAGGCCCGAGACGGTGGAGATGACCTGACGATCGGCAAGTTCAGGGTCGAGGTCAAGCGTAGAAAACGCATCTCGGTCTATGAGTTTGTCGAACAAGTTGAGGCCACTTGTGGGCCGAACGATGTTCCGATTGTTGCAATGCGCGGAGACGGAAAAAAATGGCTAGTATTGATGAGGCTGGAGGACGCCCTCCCGCTGATCCGAAACGAACTTCCACAACGGTAAAGAGGCTGCAGACCTGCAATGTCTGTGGCACTCGGTACTACACTTCTTGCAGACAGGAGAAATGGCATGAGCACATTGTCGCCCTTAGAGCTCGACACCTTACTCGACAACTTTGTGAAGCCGTTGACGAGGGACGAGCGGAAGCGACAGCTCCTGCACCGGATAAAGTCTATGCGCGCAGAACTCGTTTCAATCGAGCGGGAGTTGGCTCGGGTAGATTTAGGGCTTCCAGAACCGTTTAAGATCGGGAACGACGTACCCGATTGGTTACGGAGGAAGGATGAGGCAGGAATTCGACATCAAGATTGACGAGCTCGAGAACGTCGCGACCATTGCAGAATTGGTCGTGACGGTGCTTGCGTATGAGCGGGTCTTGCGTAAAATCGGAAACTGGGGCAGAGACCACGATCCAAGTATATGGGCGAGAGAGATACTGCAAGCGAACCAACGGCGACTGGATTCTTGAGTGACGTCGTATGGTTTGCCTATGCCACCGTATCCCTCGGGATACTGGCTGGCGTGTTTCTGTCGGTCGTGATCTGGGTGACCCGAGTCCTGACATGAGCGACGGCATAAAGCTTGCGCCCTGTCTCAACTGTGAGAACAAGGGCTGGATCGCTGACGGGATGGGCGATTGGATCAGGTGCTGGGAGTGTAACCCAATGCCCGAGAAGCCGAAGGCAGATGTGTTGACATTCGCTCGAGGCGCACGGGTACGACGTAAGGTTGAAGTTGACAACGACCTGCCGCCGGCAGCGTGAGGATGTATGGCTAGTAAACCAGGACTGTACGCAAACATCTGGGCCAAGCGCGAGAGGATCGCGAAGGGCAGCGGCGAGAAGATGCGGAAGCCGGGAACGAAGGGAGCCCCGACCGCCAAGGCGTTCCGTGAGTCGATGAAGACGGCGCTGAAGAAGTGAAGGCGACGGTACTCGGCGACAACGGAGACCTTGAGGACGATGAGACCTACGATCCGTTTCGCAGGAGAACTGGTCGAGGCAGCCTCGGTGGCGCTGTCGGCCGCGTGCAGAGACTAGGCCCGCGTGCTGCGGTGGGTATAGCGATCGGAGGACTCGGAGGCCCAAGGCCCGTGACCCCGGTGTACGGTGGCGGGGGTGGAGGTCGCCCCGGCGATGGCGGCGGTGGCCCAGAAGAAGGGGGCATCGTGCGATGAAGACTGCAGCGTGGCAGCGTAAGGAAGGACAGAACCCAAAGGGCGGCCTGAACGAAAAGGGAAGAGCCAGCTATGCTCGAGAGACAGGTGGAAAACTTAAAGCTCCGGTTAAATCTGGCGATAATCCGCGCAGAGCAAGCTTTCTGGCGCGCATGGGGAGTGCTTCTGGCCCTATGGTCGATGACAAAGGACGACCCACAAGACTCGCCCTCGCCCTCAAAGCGTGGGGCGCGAGCTCCAAAGAAGACGCCAAAGCGAAAGCAGCGGCGATAAGTAAACGCAACAAAGCAAAGGTTAAATAGCCATGCCGCTAAAGAAAGGATATAGCAAGGCCACCATCAGCAAGAACATCTCAACCGAGATGAAGGCTGGTCGGCCCCAAAAGCAAGCCGTAGCGATCGCCATGAGCGTAGCCCGTAAGGCTGCAGGTAAGGGCGCGGCCGCTCGCAGACTGATGCCGAAGTAATGCCAGCAGGAAGGCCATCAACCTATTCCGAAGAGCTAGCGGCTCGCATCCTCTCGCAATACTCGCAGGGGAAAAGCATTCGCGAAATCTGCTCGCAGGAAGGAATGCCAGACAGGGAAACCCTGTGGAACTGGAGGTTGAAGAACGCTGATTTTTCGGCCGCTCTCGCGCGTGCGCGTGAAGCAAACGCCGAGACCATTGAGGATCGGATCAGCGAGATCGAGGACAGGGTGCTGACCGAGCAGGTCAATCCACAGGCCGCCAACGTCGTACTCTCATCGATGCGCTGGCGAGCCAGAGTCCTGCACCCGAAACGCTATAGCGACAAGGCCGAGGTCGAGCACTCGGGCAACCTCGGGCTCACGATCAACGTCGTGCGGATGACTGATGCCGGAAATAACAATACCGGCTAACGGCTGGCGCCCGCGTCCGTACCAGATGCCGGCATGGGCTGCCCTCGAGGCCGGCCACAAGCGTCTCGCGCTGGCTTGGCACAGGCGTTCCGGCAAGGACGAGCTCGCTCTGCATTGGGCTGCGGTCTCGGCGATGATGCGGCCGGGTTCGTACTGGCATTTGCTGCCTCTCGCCAACCAGTCACGCAAAGCGATCTGGGACGCCGTAAATCCGCACACAGGCAAGCGCCGTATCGATGACGCATTCCCGCTCGAGCTGCGTGAAACGACACGCGAGCAGGATATGTTCATCCGGTTTAAGAACGGCAGCACTTGGCAGGTAGTTGGCTCGGACAACTACGACAGCCTCGTAGGCTCGCCTCCGACTGGGGTCGTCTTCTCCGAGTACGCGATGGCTGACCCGAATGCGTGGGCGTTCCTGAGACCGATCCTCGCTGAGAACGGCGGCTGGGCCATCTTCATCTCGACACCTCGCGGCCGCAATCACTTTGCCCGCCTCGTCGAGTACGCCAAGGACGACCCGCAATGGTTCGGCCAGGTACTGACGGTCGAGGACACGAAGACGATCCCGATTGAGACGATCCAACGCGAGCGCAAAGAGCTCAGGATGGAGCGCGGCGACAAGGAAGCTGAGGCCATCATCAGGCAGGAATACTACTGCGACTTCGATGCCGACATACCGGGCGCATACTACGGTGACGCTATCTCTCGAGCAGAGCAGGAGGCCCGTGTCGCGAGTTACCCGCACGTTGTCGGCCAGCCTGTCGGTACGGCGTGGGACATCGGCATCGGCGACTCGACGGTCATCTGGTTCTACCAGTTCGTCGGTCACAAGATCAGGATCATCAACGTGCTCGAGGGATCAGGCGTGGGCCTTGAGTGGTACGCCAAGAAGCTGCTCGCGATGGACTACGTCTACGCTGACCACATCTGGCCGCACGACGGGGCTGTGAAGGAGTGGGGCAGCGGCAAGTCACGCATGGAGACTGCTGCAGGATACGGACTGCGGCCGCGCATACTTGAGGCCGACACGGTGGACGATGGCATACAGGCTGTGCGGCAGATGCTGCCGATCGTCGAATGGAACTACTCGCCTGACCCGTTCCCCGGCGAGAGTCGCGAGGATGCTCGAGCTCGAATGGTGCGTGGACTCGATGCGATCAGACAGTATCGGCGCGAGTACGACGATCGACTGCAGAAGTTCAAAGACAGGCCGCTGCACGACTGGACGTCACACTACGCTGACGCGCTACGGTATCTCGCGAAGGGTCGGCGTCCGTTCAGAGGCACGGTCGGCAGAGCGAGGTCGGGAGCGGCTATAGCAGACTACAATGTCTTAGGCTAGACTCGCGTCTAGGTGTATTCGCGCGAGGTGTGCGATGTCTGGATTATTCAAACCCAAGATGCCGAAGATCGAAGCTCCACCGCCGCCGCCGACTGTTGACGAGGCGAAGGTGCGTGAGATCGAGTCGAAGCGACTAGCCCGCCGTCGAGGCCGAGCTGCCAATATCATGTCGACCGCTGAGTCACGCGGAGCCGGTGGCCTCGGAACGACTAGGCTGCTTGGTGGCGGCTAATGGCAACTAAAAAGATCACGCAGTTCAATTCGCTGGCGCAGGTTGACCTCGCGTCGGCGAGCGACGTTCTGCCGATCGTCGATGTCAGCCTACCCGAGACCAAGAAGATCACCGCCAAGTCGCTGGTCGGCGGCTCGGTGCCTGACATGGTGGCCGCGTGGAACGACGTTGCGGTTACCTTCAACGGCATCAAGCTCGACATCACGGACACAGCCTCGGCTGCCGCGTCGAAGCTGATTGACCTCCAGGTTGCGACCGTCACCAAGTTCAACGTCACGAAGGCCGGTAACGTCACGGCCGCTGGCACGCTCGATGTCACGGGTGCATCGACCCTTACTGGCGCGGTCACGTTCAAGAGTTCTGCTAAGTCTGACTCGGCGACGGCCGGCATCGGCTACGCGACGGGCGCTGGCGGCACAGTTACTCAGCTCACCTCGCGCACAACCGGCGTCACGCTCGACAAGATTTGCGGCGAAATTGTTTTGGTAGCCGGCACGATCACGGCCCATCAGGCTGACGATTTTGTGCTGACCAACTCAACGATCGCGGCAACCGACGTTGTTGTTGTGAACATCAAGTCCGGTCTCGCTGCTGGCACGGCCAAATATTATAAGGTTACGGTGATAGCGGTTGGTGCCGGCCAATGCACGATCTCGGTCGGCAACATTGACAATTCAACCATCCCCTCATCCGGCACCGACACGCCGGTTCTCTCATTTGCTGTGATTAAGGCCGTTGCGGCCTAACGGAGACTGAAGATATGGCGACGGCAATTACTCTCGCATCGAACGCAAGCGCCACGGGTTCGTGGTTCGCGTGGCCGGGTGGCACGGGTGAGTTCCGAGTGGAAGGCACGTTCCCCGGCACCGTGAAGCTTGAGACCAAAGGCCCGAACGGCACGGCTCAGGATGTCGGCCCCGACACCACGCTGACTGCATCTGGCGGCGGCATCTTCTACCTCGGCGCTGGCGAGATTCGCTGCAATATCGCAACGGCTACGGCCGTGTATGCGATGGCCCTGCGTATTCCTGACGCTGGTTTCTAATGCGTACCGGAGGTCGAACCCGGTCAAGGACTGCGGCGCGCACGGATACCCGCACGTTCTCGCGTGGTGGCGAGGATAACCTCCTGCTCGAAACTGGGTTCGATATGTTGCAAGAGGACGGCTCGTTCCTTCTGCTGGAGTGATGAATGGCTGACTCACGCGCAAACGAAGTTCTCGAGGGATACGATCGCCTAAAGGGTGGGCGTGGTACCTGGGAGCAGCATTGGCAGGAAGTTGCCGAGCGAGTCTGGCCCTCGATGGCCGAGATGACGGGCTGGCGCACGCCCGGTGAGAAGCGATCCGAAAAGATATTCGACTCGACTGCCCAGCGTGCTCTGCCGCGCTTTGCCGCCGCGATGGACTCGATGCTGACTCCGGTCACGCAAGTTTGGCACGGACTGCGAACGGGTATCCCTGAGCTCGACGACAACGTCGCGGTGCAGCGTTGGTGCGATGCCCTGCGAGACATCCTGTTCCGTCAGCGATACGCGCCGACCGCCAACTTTGCGAGCCAAGCGTTCGAGTGCTACATGAGCCTCGGCGCATTCGGCACCTCTGCTCTCTTCGTCGATGAAATCCCGGGCGTTACGCTGCGCTACCGTGCGATACCGCTCTCAGAGATCGTGATCGACCTCGACCACACAGGCCGAGTCGATACGGTCTACCGCTGTTTCCAGTTGACCGCACGACAGGCGATGCAGGTTCCCGGCTGGGCCGACAAGCTCCCGCGTGGCATCAAGTCTGCCGCCGAGTCTCGCGGCACGGATATGTTTGAGTTCGTGCATTGCGTGCGACCGAACGACGATTATCGGGCCGGTCGGGCTGGCCCAGAGGGCATGACGTATCAGTCTCGGTACGTCTCTCGAGAGGGCAATATGCTCCTCGCAGACGGCGGCTACCGAACGATGCCGTATGCGGTCGGGCGCTACGTCACAGGCCCGCGTGAGATTTATGGGCGATCACCTGCGATGGAGGCTCTGGCCGACATCAAGTCCCTGCAGGAAATGGAAAAGACCATGCTCCGTATGGCGCACCGCATGGTTGATCCACCGCTCATCCTGACGGAAGAGGGCGCCCTTAATGCGTTCTCTGTGCGCCCGAATGCCCTGAACTACGGCTACCTGCGCGAGGACGGGACACCGCTCGTCCAGCCGCTACAGACTGGCGGCAACCTCCCGATCGGCATCGAGATGTCCGACCAGAAGCGCAAGGCCGTCAACGATTCATTCCTCGTCACGCTGTTCCAGATTCTGATCGAGAACCCCCGCGTGATGACCGCGACCGAAGTCCTGCAGCGCGCTCAAGAGAAGGGCGCCATGCTCGGCCCCACGATGGGACGCCAGCAGTCAGAGTTCCTCGGCCCCATCATCGAGCGCGAGCTCGACCTACTCTCGGCGTCTGGTGCGTTGCCGGCCCCGCCCCCGCAGCTCATGGAATACGTCATGGGTGGTGGCGAGATTCTGCCGAAGTACACAGGCCCGCTTGCCAGGTTGATGAAGGCCGAAGAGGCCGCCGGCATCCTGCGAACGATCGAGGCGATCCTGCCGGTCGCTCAGGCTTCAGGCGATATGTCAGTCCTGCGCCGCATCAATGCGGATCAGGCAGTCAAAGTCATTGCCGAGGCCAACAACGTACCCGCCAAGGCGCTACGCACCGACGAAGAGCTCGAGGCGATGGACGCCGCACAGGCACAACAAGCACAGATGCAGCAGCTCCTCGCTGCGGCACCAATCGCGGGTCAGGCCGCTGAGAGGTTCGCCAAGGCCGAGCAGATCGCTGCATCGTCCCCAAGACGCGAAGTGTTAGGAATCTAATCGATGTCGAACGATGCGGAAATTTTAGCGATCAGGCTAAACCTGCTGCATGAGGATGTGGGCGAGATCAAGACCGCACTCGGCAAACTCTCCGACGCTATCACCAAGCTCGCGCTGGTGGAGCAGAGTCAGGCCCAGACTGCAGATGCGATGGAACGCGCATTCAAGGCGATCGCGCGTGTCGAGCGCAGACTAGAGAAGCTCGAGCAATCAAGCTGGGAGAGCAGCGAATCTGCCAAGTGGGTTGACCGGGGCATCGTTGCATTGATCACGGTCGGCGCCGTATTTGCCGCCAAGTTCTTTGGCATCGGCTAATGGAGACCCTGCTCGGTGGCGTGTTCGGCGGTCTACTGCGTCTGGCGCCGGAGGCGCTCAAGTTCTTTGACCGCAAGAACGAACGCAAGCATGAGCTATCGATGCTCGAGGCCGAGGGTCGCATAGCCAAAGAAAAGGCCGAGGCTGCAATGCGTGAGACCGAGGCACGCATGACGATGGCAGAGCTCGACGCGATCGGTGAGGCGCTCAAAGAACAGGGCTCCACCGCACAGGCTGCGGGCAAGATCGTCGCCGGTATCTCTGCGCTCGTTCGACCCTTCGTGACGTATCTCTTTGTAATCGCGTATGCTACGGTCAAAATCGCCGCGTTTGGCATTGCAGTCGAGCAGGGTGGAGAATGGAAGGCCGTGCTGACAACGATGTGGGGTTCAGACGATATGGCTGTGCTCAACATGATTCTCAGTTTTTGGTTTGTCGGTCGCGTCTATGAGCGCACTCGATGAGGCCATAAGCCTATCGGCCGACCTCTGCAAACACTTCGAGGGCTTTAGGTCAAAAC